ATGAGTGAGTTTGAAGTGCCGATGTTTGACGAGCTGACCTTCGAGGAAGAGAAGCACATATACCGGCTCGACGGGAAGTACATCCCGGCAGTGTCCACAGTGATGAAGCCGCTGTCACAGGCACTGTACAGGGACGTGGACGAGGCTGTCCTGAACAAAGCTGCTGCTCGTGGCACGGCTGTCCACAACGCCATCGAGAACTTCGTGAAGTTCGGTATCAGCGATATCGACCCGGAGTTCGAGGGCTACCTGCGCGGCTTTAAGGACTGGTGGAAAGAGACGAAGCCCGTCCCGCTTGGCAGTGAGTGCCGGGTGTACCACAAGGTGCTGCGGTATGCTGGCACGGCAGATATGCCGGTCAACATCGACGGCAAGCGTATCCTGATTGATTTCAAAACGTCGGCAGGTGTCAACAAAATGCTGACGGGCGTACAGCTCGAAGCGTATGCCAAAGCGTATGAAAGCCACGGAATCCCGTTCGATGGCAAAGCAATCCTACACCTGAAGAGCAACGGCAAGTACGACTTGACGTACTATGACCGGAACGACAGCGAAAGCTGGGAGGTCTTCGGGGCATTGATGGTGGTGTACAACCACATCCAAAAATACAAGTGGAGGTAACTTGAATGAATAACACAGAAGAGAAGATTGTGGCCGTTGTCGAGCCGCAGGAAGCGCCCGGCGAGGAAAAGCTGGCGACAGAAGTCACCGACATCGAGGTCAGAGCCGAAGCGCTCCTCGTGACCGACGATCAGCAGTACACGGAGGCTGGCGAGTTCGGAGTTCTGCTCAAGCAGAAGATGGCCGAGGTCACGGCGTTCTTCGCACCCATGAAAAAAGCTGCACACGATGCCCACAAGCAGGTATGCGACCGGGAGAAGCAGATGCTCACTCCGCTGAAAAATGCAGAGAGCATCCTGAAAAGGTCGATGGGAGTCTATGCCATGAAGAAAGAGCAGGAACGCCGTGAGGCAGAAGAAGCCGCAAGACGTCTCGCTCAAGAGGAGGCTGACCGCAAGCTGGAAGAGGCAATCAAGGCCGAAGCGTCCGGTGACAAGGCGGCAAGCAATGCAGCGATGGCAGATGCCACCATTGCAGACAGCGCATCCCGAATGGTTACGGTCGAAAGCGATACGCCGAAGGCAAAGGGCGTGAGCTATCAGAAAGACTGGGAGATCACGGACATCGACCTGAGCAAAGTCCCGACCAGCATCGCCGGCGTCCTCATTCGTCCGGTTGACACAGCCGCTGTCATGAAGCTCATCAGAGCTTCTAAGGGCGCAATCCAGATCGAGGGCATCACATATCGGGAGACAGCCAAAATGAGCTTCAGAAGGGGGTAAAGAGATGGCAAATGATTTGATGGCGGTCAACTACGAAACCGCACTCGGCAATGTCCAGCTGGATGCCGAAACCGTAAAGCAGTATCTGGTCAAGGGCAACGGAAACGTGTCCGATCAGGAAGTTTTCCTGTTCGTGAAGATGTGCCAAGCCCAGCGGCTGAACCCGTTCGTGACCGGCGAGGTCTACCTCATCAAGTTCGGCCAGCAGCCGGCGCAGATGGTCGTCGGCTACGACACCTACAAGAGACGTGCAGACGAGAACCCGTACCACCTGTACACCGAAAGCGGCATCGTCGTATGCCGTGGAGCTTCTGGCGAGATCGTTCAGAAGGCCGGCGCTTGCATCTACCCCTCCGAGACGCTCGTTGGTGGCTGGTGCAAAGTTCACAAGCTGAAGGGCGACAGAGAGGTCGTCACGTTCAAGGAAGTCGGCTTCAACGAGTACAACAAGGGCAACGCGATCTGGAAGGAAAAGCCCTGTACGATGATCGAGAAGGTTGCAATCAGCCAGTGCCTGAGAGAAGCCTACCCGAAAGACTACGAAGGACTGTACACCACCGAAGAGCTTGCGCCGACCCAGTACAACGTCATTGTTGACGAGAATGGCGAGGTTCTCAAGGGCGCACCGGAAAGCCAGACAGACCCGGAAGAGAACGAGCAGATCACGCAGGGCGAACGTCAGGCGCTGTTCTTCAAGGCGCATTCCGCCTTCGGCAAGGAACGCGGCAATGACGTCCTGAAGCAGCTCATCGAGGGTGAGGGCTTGCAGTCCACCACCCAGATGACCAAAGCCGCCTACAAGCGGATTTGCGAGAAGATCGACGACCTCGTGCTCGAAGAGGTTGAAACCGGCGCTGGTGACAGTGCTGAAGAGTGAGAATGACGCCGGGGTGGTCGTCTGACCGGCCACCCAGAAAGAAAGCAGGTGAATGGAATGCCGTGGATTGCAGTACATGAAGAGGTGCTTGGCAGCAAGCTCAGAGGGCTGCGGAAAGAAGTCGAGTGCTCCGAGGCAGAAGCCCTCGGCATCCTGACTGTCTTTTGGCTCTGGGCGAGGAAGAACGCAGACGTTGACGGTCTGCTCGGAAACGCAGACAGGAAAGACGTCGCCAATGCCATCAGCCCGTATCTGGATGGTTTGGACGCCAAGAAGGTGACCGAAGCCCTCATCCGGCACGGCTGGCTCGATGAGGTCGATGGGAGCTTATACGTCCACGACTGGTACGAGTGGCAGCAATATTGGTATGGCTACCTCGACAAAAAGGAGCGCGACAAGCAGCGGAAGCGTCTTGAGCGCGAAAGAAGACGTGCTGAGGCACAGGAAGAACCTGAACCGCCTGAAGCACCGGCTGAGCCTCCCGCAGAGTTTCCCTCAGAGCCACCGGCAGAGGAACCTCCGACAGAGGAGCAGCCGGCTCCTGAGACTGGCAAGAAAGCGAAGAAGGAGAAGAAACCGAAGCCTCCGAAAACGCAGTACGCCACGTTCGTCCAGATGCTCCCGTCAGAGTACGACAAGCTCGTGGAAACCTACGGCAAGGAGTTCACCGATAAGCTCGTAGAAGAGTTGGACAACTACAAGGGTGCGAACGGCAAAACGTACAAGGATGACTACCGTGCCATCCTGAGCTGGGTCGTTGAGAAGTGCGAAAAGAAATACCCGCAGCTGAGAAAACGCTTGACGCCCCAGCCCATCCAGCGAACATCCGGGAATCCGTTCGCTGATTACAAGTAATGGGTGGTGAGTCTATGGATGGAACGTTCAAAGACATACTGGAAGGCATCGTGACGAATGCCGAAAGAGCGAACCCGCGAGAAGCCGGGGACTACATCGGAGCAGATGGACTGCTCTACTGCGGAAAGTGCAATACGCCACGGCAGTGCCGGGTGAAGTGGTGCGACGGTGATGAACGTGTCTTACCTGTTTCCTGCAAGTGCAAGAGGGACGCTGAGGAACAGGAATTGCGTGAGAAACAGCACCAGAAGGAAATGGAACGCATCGAGCGGCTGAAGAAGAACAGCTTGATGGACGAAAAGTTCCGAGCCTGTACCTTCGACAGCCTGACGATCACTCCTGACAACCGGAGGCAGGTCAAGATCAGCAAGAGATACGCTGAGAAGTTCGACGAACTGTTTGCCAAGAACCAAGGGCTGCTGTTCTACGGAGGCGTCGGAACTGGGAAGACGCACCTTGCCTGTTGCATCGGGAATTACGTCATGGAACACCTGCACTCGGTGTATGCGACGTCGTTCGTCAAGATGCTCCAGCAGTCCAAGTCGTTCAAAGGCGAGGATGACATTGAGGCGTACATCCGCCGAATGAATGCGGCGTCTTTGGTCATCCTCGATGATCTGGGAGCTGAGCGAGGCACGGACTACGCTCTGGAAATCGTCTACGACGTTATCGACAGCCGGTATCGAAGCGGAAAGCCGATGATCGTCACGACGAACCTGTCCATCGCCGAGATGAAGGACGCCGGCGACATTCGGTACGGGAGAATCTATGACCGCATCTTCGAGGTCTGCTACCCTGTGGAGTTCACCGGCGTGTCCCTTCGCAAGAAAGAAGCTGCTCACAGGTTTGACAGCATGAAATCCATACTGGAGGAATGAGCATGAAAATTGAGATTTACAACGAGGCCGACCGGCTGACAGTGGCCGCTATCCTCGTGAAGAACGGCTACCGTGTCTGTCAGGGGAAAGAACGTCAGACGCCGACCGGAAAGGCGTACACCTACTACGTCGAGGCCGAAAAGCTGACGCCGGTATCTCTCGGAAGGGAGGAGGCAAAGCAAAGTGAAAGTTAGTTTCACGATCATGGGTGAGCCGTGTGGGAAAGGCCGACCTCGCTTTTCCAACAAAGGAAGCCACACCTACACGCCGGACAAGACGGACAGGTATGAGAACCTCGTCAAGCTGGAGTACGAAAGGCAGTGCGTTCACCGCTTTGCCGATGACGAGCAGCTCGACATGAGGATTTACGCCTACTATGGAGTCCCGAAGTCCGACAGCAAGAAGAAGGCAGCTCAAAAGCTGAGCGGAATAATCCGACCGGCCAAGAAGCCGGACATGGACAATGTGATGAAGATTGTCGCGGACAGTCTGAACGGCATCGCATACAGAGATGATACCCAAATTGTTGACTCGATGGTGCGGAAGTTCTACTCGGACAGGCCGCGAGTGCAGATCATCATCCAGACTGCGCGGAGGGCTTCGGACGATGGGCAAGTATAAGAAGGGCTCTCGTATAACCTGCATGGAAGAACTGGTCAAGCAGGACGTTGTGTTCTTCCGTGAGAAGGTTCTCCATCGGAGCTTTTTTCAGTCGTGGCAGATTCGCTACGCAATCATTCAGATTGAGCGTGGAACCCTGTTCCGGGCGGATAAATGCTACGACCCGAAGAAAGACTGGAGCAGAAAGACTGACGGCAGCGACTACGAGAAAGAGTTCTGGGGCACAGAGGATAGCCATGAGTAAAGAGATCGAATGGAGCGAGTTGTACGGAGTCGGAACCATCGTCTGTACCTGCGATAATTGCAGTGCTCAGGAGGAGTTCGAGTTTGACGACAACAACCCTGACTTCAGAGCCGCGCAAAGCGCACTGAGACGGTTCGGCTGGATGTCCTGCAAAGTACACGGCGAATGGTACGACTTCTGCTCCGAGAAGTGCAGAAACAACTACATCAAGGCTCATTGAGCCAGAAAAGGAGAAATTGACATGAACAGAAACGACATTCTGACGCTGAACATCGACAGCAACGCATTCGCGGCAATGAAGGAGGACTTCAACAAGGTGCTCCGCAGAACGCTCAGCAATATGCAGACCAAGGAGAGTGACGCAGCCACCCTCACGGTCAAGCTGAGCATCTCCCTGTCTGAGATTGAAGTGCCCGACCTGAGCGCCAGCAGCGACTTCGCAACCCGCAAGGCGTACAAGCCTCGCTTCGACCATAAGATCAACTCCGTCATGCAGATCAAGACCGAGGAATCCGGCTCCCTGAAAGGCGAGTATGAGCTTGTCTGGGACGAGGACGAACAGGACTTCGTTATGCGCCCCATTGACAACGGCCAGCGGACGCTGTTTGATGACGACGCGCTCTACACCGCCTATGCGGAGGTCGTAGAAGCAGATGTGATCGAGTCCACCACACCTGCGATGCCTGCGGCAAAGGCCATGTTAGAAGCACCTGCTGACGATACCGGAGACGGTTACGACTACGACGAACCGGAGGACGCGTGATGATGAAAGCTATGCTGAGTCAGCCGATGGCCGGGAAGTCTGACGAAGAAATTCGGGCCACACGGGAGAGGGCAATCGACGCACTGAAAAGTGCTGGTTATGAGGTCGTGAACACTCTGTTCACTGACGAGTGGCACAGCCGGGAAAACATGAAGAAACATGGCGTGGTGCAAATTCCGCTGTGCTTCTTGGCCAAGTCCATCAAAAGCATGAGCCTGTGCCATGCGGTCTATTTCTGCAAGGGCTGGGAGAAGGCAAGAGGTTGCAGAATCGAACATGAGATCGCAAAAGCATACGGGCTTGAGATCATCTACGAGGAGGAACGTACATGAACAACGAACAATTTATCCAGCTTGCCAAGAAGATGGTCAAGGACTATTTCAACGGTCGGAGCGATAAGACCGAAGACGTTCTGGTTTCGGACGATCACATCTACGTCGTCTGGAGCTGCAAGACCTTGCAGAACAACAAGGCGTTGTTGAGCACCATAGTTCCAGATGGTATGTACTACGAGATCACCTACAACGGCGACAAGCGCGAGTGCTACTTCGATGCCTACAAGAAGTGGGAGAACCGCTGCTACAAGGTGGAGGATTGACGATGGAACAGCTCGTTGACTCAGTCAAGAATCTTGTGAGCGAGGAGTACGAAAGAGCTGCTGCCAGATATGGGCGGCAGCACTCCTCCCAACATGAAGCGTTCGCGGTCATACTCGAAGAGTATCAGGAAACCTGCACTGACGTCGAGGAGATCGGAAACCGCATCGACGAGTTCTGGAAGAACGTATGCACGGATGATGTAACGCAGAATGTGCCGATTGCCATGCAAATCCACAACGCAGCACTGCTCGCAGCTTGCGAAGCGATTCAGGTTGCGGCAATGGCGCTCAAGGCAGTGCATGGGTACAAGAAACAGGAGGCAGATCATGAATAAAGTGATTTTAACCGGCTACATTGCGTCGGACATAGAACTGAAGACCACTAATCAGGGTACAGCTGTCACGAGCTTCAGGCTTGCCGTCAAGCGTCCGAAGACCAAGAACGACATGACGGATTTCCTGACCATCGTTGCGTGGCGCAGCACCGCAGAGTTCGTCTCGAAGTATTTCCACAAAGGAAGCGGAATCGAGATATACGGCATCGTCACCACCCGCAAGTGGCAGGATAAGGACGGCAACAACCGGTATGCGACAGAGATTGTAGCTGAGGAGGTAGACTTTGGGAAGCGCTCAACAGAAGACGGGAACCACAGCGGCTGTGAGGCGTACCAAGCCTCGCAGCAGTTCTCCGAGATCGAAGAAGACGACGGCGATCTGCCGTTCTAAGGGAGGAATCAGAATGGATGTACGGAGAGGCGACATCTACATGGCAGACCTTACCGGCGATAGCATCGACTCGGTTTGCCGTGTACGGCCTGTCCTCATAGTCCAGAACAACAAGGGCAACGCGCACAGCACCAGCTACATAGCTGCGTTGATTACCAGCAAGCCCAAGAAGTTCCTTCCGACGCACGTCATGCTGGACAAGTCCTGCGGCCTTCGCAAGAACAGCACTGTCCTCTGTGAGCACCTCGTGACTGTCAGACGGGAGATGCTCATGGAGTACATCGGCACGATAGTCAATACCGACGACGAGTCCAAGGTGAACAAGGCGCTGTCCGTGTCTCTGGAACTGCGGAAATAGGCATAAAAAAACAACCGCCCACCGAATGCGGTAAAGCGGCTGAATGGTTGAAGCAAGAACATTGTAGCACAGCCAATGAAAATTTGCAATAGGTGGGAGGATTGTTCGAGGTGAAAGAAAATCCGAGTCTTGTCCATGGACAGTCCGTGGACACTATGGAAAAGGACGAGTTTGAGGCCATGAAAGAGCGTCTCCGCGATTACCGGTCGATGAATAAGGAGATCGAGAATCAGATCGAGCGGCTTGAACGGATGGAGATGAGAATCACCGGCATCGGCAGTCCGACACTCAGCGATATGCCGAAGAACCCCAGCACCGTCTATGACAGGATGGCGGACAACGTAGCTCGCAAGATCGACTTCGAGAACGAGATCAAGGAGCTGATTGCCGAGAGAGACTCGGAACGCCGTTCCCTCGAAACGCTTATCCGGCAGCTGAAAAAGCCAGACGAACGAGCGGTCATCAGAATGCGATACCTCGACATCGAGGACTGGGAGGACATCCTGATGATGATCTTCGGTGGGCAGCGAGACTTCAACGACAAGTACGACAACTACAAGCAGCGGATGTTCCGGCTGCACAGTGCGGCGATCAGCAACATGGCCGCGCTCAGTCACTGAAAGAGGTCGCCAGAGAAATCTGGCGGCTTCTTGTTCTATATGTGAACTTCAAAAAAATTTGATGGAAATAAACGAAAATGCTTGACTGCCCCCGAAACAGCTTGCTACGATACGATTAGAAAGTAAACCACAACCCATCATCGGACAGGCCACAGGTCGGAAAGGGAATTGAAAATGTACATTGGAAACAACTTTATGGTATGCGGAACTTTTTACAGTGCCCCTGCTCATAATGAATACTTCATCGATGAGAAAAGTGCCCGTGATTATGCCAACAGGTTGTATGGTATGGAGGATACCAAATGTGTGGAACTTCTCCAAAGACAGCGTGGTGGGTATGCTACGGTAAAGAAAATCGTTCGTCATCACAAAGGTGCTCAGTATTGGGTGGTAAAGTAAATCGACAAGCCGTGTTGGGGCGGCAAGTACCCCGCACAGATGCTGACAGAGTGAAAGGAGAAAATCATGTATAGAGTTTTCAGAGTGTTGAGAGATAGCAATGGTAACATCGTCCACAAAACCCCGGTTGGCTGTGCACGATCCGAGCGAGGCGCGAGGGCGCTTATTGCGGGGCAATGGGGCGAGTGTATCATAGAACGCATCTAAGCCAAACTCATTGATGTAAAGTTCCAGAAAAGTTTTCGGTAATAAACGATGGGAAATGCGATTGAACGATTTTATGCACCGGTGTAGAATGGTACCATCGAAAATTGACCGTTCGGGGAGCCTCCTCGGACGGTTTTATTATGCGGAAAAGGAGTTTGAGCCTATGAGCACTGAGAAACGCATCGAAGTCGTCACGATGAAGGCGAAGGACATCAAGACCGGCTTTGGCAACCCGCGAAAGATCGGGAAGAAAAAGTATGAGGAGCTGGAAGCCTCGCTGGATGCCTACGGCGATTTCGGTATCTTCCTGATTGACGAGCACGACAACGTGATCGCCGGCAATCAGCGGCTGTCCATCATCATGAAGCGTGACCCGGAGACGGAGCTGCTCTGCAAACGGCTGATCGGGTACACGGAGGCCGAACTCCGCGCCATCAACATCAAGGACAACACGCACAGCGGCGAGTGGGACTTGAACCTGCTGGCTGACTGGACGGCTGACCTGAACCTCGACCTCGGAATCGAGCTGAACAACACCGCGCTCGATGAGCGGAAGCAGAAGGACATGGAGCTTATCCGCTACGAGAAGTACGACTACATCCTGCTGGTATGCCGGAACGAGCTGGATTACAACGAGCTTATCCGCAAGTTCGGCATTGACGGCGCGAAGGTCAAAATTCCCGGCACGAAGCGCAGCATCAAGGGGCGGGCTATCTGGTACGACCAGATCAAGGCTCAGATCGTGGAGGCGAAGGAATGAAGAAGATCAACCTCGCCGCTCCCCGCATGATGGGGAACGAGCTTGAATATGTGAAACAGGCGTTTGAGAGCAACTGGATTGCACCGCTCGGCCACTTCGTCAACCAGCTTGAGGATGACGTCTGCAAGCGCATCGGCTGCGGTGGCGCGGTTGCTCTGTCCAGTGGCACTGCTGCAATCCACCTCGCACTGATTGAGGCGGGAGTGAAGCCCGGAGACATTGTGTTCTGCTCTGACATGACCTTCACGGCCAGCGCGAACCCGATTGCCTACTGCGGTGCGAAGCCAGTGTTCATCGACTGCGAGCCGATCACGTTTGGTATGTCTCCGAGAGCACTGCAAAAGGCGTTCGAGATGTACAAGCCGAAGGCGGTCGTTGTAGCCAGCATCTACGGCATTCCGGCGCAGTTGGATGAACTGCTGAAGATCTGTCAGCACTACGGTGTACCGATGATTGAAGACAGCACGGAGGTGCTTGGCTCCACCATCAACGGAAAGTACGCTGGTACGTTTGGTCAGTTCGGCACATTCAGCTTTAATGGCAACAAGATCATCACTACCTCCGGAGGAGGAATGTTGGTTTCAAACGACGGCAAAAGCCTCACACACGCCCTCCACCTTGCGACGCAGGCAAAAGAGAAGAGCGACTTCTACGAGCACCGAGAGCTGGGGTACAATTATCGGCTGAGCAACGTGTCTGCTGCCATCGGCGCAGGACAGCTTGAAAAGCTGGATGAGCTGATCGAGCTGAAGCAGGGCATCTGGAACAGGTACAACCGGGCGTTCAAGAGATACGAAAAGTACGGCGTTGGCATGGTGCAGGTTCCGACGTGGATGACGTCGAACTACTGGCTGAGCGTTCTGCTTCTGGACGATAAGAGCCGGACGACCCCGACCGATATCGTTCGATCTCTCCGCAGCAAGAACATTGAGGCACGTCACATCTGGAAGCCGCTGCACACGCAGGAACTGTGGAAGGGCACCGACTTCGTAAAGACGTGCACGTTCCAGCCGCCCTTCTCTGATTGGTTCTTCGAGCATGGCGTGTGCCTGCCTTCTGATGTGAACATGACGGAGGAGGAGCAGGAGTACGTCATTGATGCCGTCAGCTCTGCCATCGACTGGAGCATTCGGTTATACTACCAGCATGGATATTGAGGAGGCGCGTATGTTCAAAGATAAGAAGCTGCTCATCACGGGCGGCACTGGTTCGTTTGGCAACGCCGTCGTCCGCAGATTCCTCGACACCGATATCGGAGAAATCCGCATTTTCTCCCGCGACGAGAAGAAGCAGGACGATATGCGGAAGCATTACGCAAATCCGAAGCTGAAGTTCTTCATCGGAGACGTCAGGGACAGAAACAGCATCGTCGAGGCAATCGACGGTGCTGATTTCATTTTCCACGCAGCTGCCCTGAAGCAGGTTCCGTCCTGCGAGTTCTACCCGGTGGAAGCTGTGAAGACCAACGTGCTCGGCACGGCGAATGTCCTCGATCTGGCGGCTCAGTACGGCGTAAAGAGAGTCGTCGTGCTCAGCACCGATAAGGCGGCATACCCCATCAATGCAATGGGCATGAGCAAGGCGCTCATGGAGAAAATCGCCACGGCAAAGGCTCGCAGCATTGGAGACAGCGGTACGATCATCTGCCGGACGCGGTACGGAAACGTCATGGCGTCGAGAGGGTCGGTCATCCCGGTGTTCAAGGAGCAGATGCTCAACGGCTACGACGTGACGGTCACGGACAGCCGCATGACACGGTTCATGATGACGCTCGATGATGCAGTAGAGCTTGTCCTCTATGCGTTCCAGCATGGGCAGCAGGGCGACCTGTTCGTTCAGAAAGCACCGGCTGCAACCATCCAGACACTCGTCGATGCAATGGCCGAAGTGCTCCACGTCACGCCGTTGGTAAGACCCATCGGTGTCCGGCACGGAGAAAAGCGGTATGAGACGCTGGTAACGAAAGAGGAGATGGCAACTGCTGAAGACCTCGGCAGTTATTTCCGCATCCCGATGGACGAACGCGATCTGAACTACGGATTCTCCGGTGTGGAGCTGCACAACGTCTACGGGCACGATGAGTTCAATTCCGACGTGGCAAGGCGTCTCGACGTGCCGGAGATGAAGGAGCTGCTCTATAAGACCGGCCTGTTCGGGGGTGGTGGCGGTGAGTAAGGAAAAGACTATCGGCATCTATGTTCCGAGCTACAAGCGGTCTGGCACGATCATCACAGACCACCTGCTGAACTCCTGCACCTACGTTGTGCGGAAGTCGGAGGAAGAGCTGTACAAGGCCGCTGGTGTCCGTAAGGTTCTGGCGGTCGATGACGAGCTGATCTGCTCCATGTCGAAGGTGCGGCAGTGGATTATTGACCAGACGCCGGAGGACATCGTGATTCAGCTGGACGATGACATCTCGCAGATCATGTACCGCCTCGAAGACCAGACGGTGATCGAGGACAAGGATGTGATCGACATGGAGTTCATCCGAATCGCCCAGATTCTCGAAGACCTGCACCTCGGTTTCGCTGCGCTGACGGTGACGGCGAAGCCGTGGAGCTATACGCAGGAGTTCCAGTTTGCTGGCCTGTGCGGTGGCATCTACTGGTTCGACAAGGAGTGGTACAAGGCCAAGATGGACGAGAAGGCGGACGTGAAGGAGGACACCGACAAGGTGCTTCAGGAGCTGCTGCACAATCGCATCATCATCATTCCCAAGTACCTCGCCATGACTGCCGGCATCGACACGAATGAGGGCGGTGACAATGTGAACAAGAACATGAGGAAGATCATCGAGTGCAACGAGTATATGCGCCTGAAGTGGGGCAGATACTACGAGTTCGATGAGCGGAAGAACACGCCCAAGATCGCCGTGAAGAGGTAGTCCGATGAAATGCCCGTACATGAAGAGTATCGAGACGCACGTCCAGATTTGGAATCAGCATCACGATGACGACCCGGACAAGACAGCCGGGATAACCGTTGACCAGTGGCACTACGAGCTGATGGACTGTCTCAAATGCGACTGTGCAGCATGGTACGATGGGCGCTGCCACTACAACGACCGGTGACTTGTTATCCTTTTGTGAACAATGGAATATTTGCTTGACTGCTTGCGTTTTAGCTTGCTACGATTACGGTACGATAAACCGAAAGGGGTTGAGTAAACGTTGGGATACAACGAATTGTTCACGAAAAACGGCCACAAGATGAGTGAGATGTCCAATCTGCTTCAGAAGGCAATCCGAAGAGGAAACCCTGAACTCGCTGGCTATGCTGCCAACGAGCTTTTTGGCAGATATCACGCTTACCTGTGGCGACGACTGCTGACCATCTCAGCTGAGGACTGCTACGGTGTCATCACGAAAGAGATCATGGCACTGAAACAGGCAGATGACGAGGTGAACGGCAAGCGCAAGGGCTACGAAAAGGACAAGCTGTTCGTAGCGAAGGCCGTAACGCTTCTGCTGTACTGCAAGAAGAACAGGGACGGGTGCTACTTCGCCTGTAACTATATGCTGTCCGAGAAGGTGCTGAAGGAAAACGACTTCCTGTGCCTTGACGACTGCAAGTTCGACGGAGAGCTACCTGACTACTGCTGCGACTGTCACTCATGGGAGGGCAAACGTCGTGGCAAGACCGTAGCGGAGTTCATCGAAACCGAAGAAGCTGCTCTGGGCACTGGAGTCGGTGAGAAACGCGAGGGTATGTTCGACAAGCAACCGTGGGACAGATTCCTCGCCACCACGAATGCGAAGGGCGGCTACGGAAAGATCGACGAAGAAAGAGGCGTTCCGATGCCTGACCCGAAGGCTCTGAAAGAGCTTGAGAAAAACGGATGGGAGGAACCTGCTGAACAAGAGTCGCTGTTTTGATGCCCAGTAAGATGCCTCTCACAAGCCCATAAATGAGCCACAACGAGCTTTCCTTTTGGGCTACAACTTATACCAGATGACCGTGTTAAGACGCATCCACGCAGTCTTAATGCGGTCATTTTGCATCCAAGAGAAATGCTCAACATGGGAGGTGGCAGAATGGCGAGGAAAGGCGGCACTCCGGAGAACCTAAAGCGCATCAAAAGCTCGGAAGAAGCGAGAATGAAGGGCAGTAAGGGTGGTAAGAAATCCGGTGAAGTTCGACGCCGAAAAAGGGACGCTCGTGAGGCCGCAAAACTGATTTTAGACCTGCCTTGTTCAGATGCCATGAAGAAGAATCTTGGGCAGATGGGTGCTGATGAGGCAGACTACTCGAATCGCGTCGCTCTGTTTGCGAGAGCGTTTGTGCTTGCGATGGGCGGAGACGTCAACGCGATGAAATTTATCATTGAGACATCCGGCGAAACGCCGAAGCAGCAGCTTGAAGAACGGCGCTTCGAGAACGAGCTTGGTCAGCAGGAGGGCAGCAACAACGCTGTTGATGACTGGGTGAATAGCATCCCCGATGTGTTGGGAGAGGAGGAAGATACCAATGGCGATGACGGAACAGGCGAAAAGGCGTAAGTTTTTCGCTCAGCGCATCCCGGTGTATCAGAAGAATCCTGTCCTGTTCGCAAAGGAGGTCTGTTCCTTCAGCCCTGACCCGTGGCAGGAGTCCGTCCTGATGGATATTGCGTCCAGCACAAAGGTGTCTGTCCGTTCCGGACACGGCGTCGGAAAAACCGGCGTCGAGGCCGTTACGCTGCTCTGGTTCCTGTCCTGCTTCCGGTTCCCGAAGGTGATCGCCACCGCTCCCACAAGGCAGCAGCTGAACGACATCCTCTGGTCTGAGGTGGAGAAGTGGAGAGCGAAAAGCCCCCTGCTCAAAGAGCTGCTGACATGGACGAAGACCTACGTTTACATGAAGGGCTACGAGAAGCGCTGGTTCGCAGTAGCGAAGACAGCATCCGAGCCTGAGAATATGCAGGGCTTCCACGAAGAGAATATGCTCATCATCGTGGACGAGGCGTCCGGCGTCGAAGATGCCATCATGGAGGCCATCCTTGCAACGCTGTCCGGTAAGAACAACAAGCTGCTGATGTGCGCCAACCCGACGCGCACGACCGGCACGTTCTACGACAGTCACAATCGCGACCGTGGTATGTACAAATGCCACCGCGTGTCCTCACTCGATAGCACGAGGACGAACAAGGAGAACATCGCCGCCTTCATCAAGAAGTACGGCGAGCACAGCAACGTCGTCAAGGTTCGTGTCTACGGTGACTTCCCGGCGCAGGAAGATGATGTGTTCATTCCCCTGCCCATGATTGAGAAGACGACGCTGAACGAGATCGACACGACGAAAATCAACCGCATCTCGATGGGCGTTGACGTTGCCCGGTATGGTGATGACGAGACGATTATCGCCACGAACGTAGGCGGCAAGATCGACATTCCCGTTGTTCGTCACGGTCAGAGCCTGATGACAACCGTTGGTGACATCGTGAGAACGTACAAGCAGCTCATCAATGACTACCCGCAGTACACCGGCGTGGTCACGGTGAACATCGACGATACCGGACTCGGCGGTGGTGTTACCGACCGTCTGGAGGAGGTAAAGGCTGAGGAGCGGCTGAGACGGCTTGAAATCGTCCCTGTCAACTTCGGTCAGAAGCCACCGCAGGACGGCTCTGAGGAGCACTACCAAGACATCTCGACGTATATGTGGGCGACTGTCAAGGCCGAGATGGAGAACGAGGAGATCAGCATTCCCAACGATGAGGAGCTTGTCGCTCAGTTCTCCGTCCGCAAGTACAGCATCACGAGCACGGGCAAAATCGTGCTTGAGAGTAAGAAAGACATGAAGGGAAGAGGCATCAAATCGCCTGACCGAGGCGACGCGGTGGCTCTTTCGTGCTATACGCAGAACAAGGTGTACAACAGCTTCATCGAGCGCACCGAGGCAATCATCATCCCGGCAGAGGCGGTCAAGGCCATGCAGATCATGCAGGTCAACGTCGGTATCAGTATCGGCAGCTCTGTCCGTGGCACGTCGATGGTTGCGACCGCTATTATTGCCGGCCACAAACGAGTCGTCGTGCTTGCATCCGACCGATACGACGGTGAGGTGGAAACCGATGCCCTCGGCAGGAAGTTCGACGAGTTTGGCCGCAAGATTCTCGCAAAGTACGGCAAGCTGGACTACGCCTACGTTGACGCGAAGGAGCAGTTCCTGTTCCGCTGCATCCGTGACGCAGCAGACCAGTACAGGCTCCCTGTCACCGTCAGAACCGCTGCAAACGACGATGTGAACAACCGTATCCGCCTGACGACGCGCCTCATGTCGCAGAACAGGCTGTTCCTCACAGAAGATTGTGAGACGCTTGCAAAGGCGTTCACGACCGCTGTCTGGACTGAGAAGAAAACAGCCGACACGCGGAGCGACACCTCCGACGTTGGTACGCTGAACGCTTTCGAGTACACCATCGAGCGTGAAGGCACACGGTTTATCCAGAATGGATAAGGAGGAAAAGCGATGGTTTTTGAGGCATTGAAGAATTTCGCAAGGAGGATAAAGGGTATGTTCACCAACGGCTTTATGAGAAGCGTTGCTGAGATCGCAAAGAACGAGAGCATCACGTCGGACAGAATGATGTCGGCCATCGACCTCTGGCTGGAGATGTTCGGCGGCAACGCTCCGTGGTTGCAGGAGAACCACCAGACGCTGGGCATCCCGGCTATCGTTGCATCGGAGGTTGCCAGATCAGTCACGCTGGAAATGGAGATGAAGATTTCTGGCTCGCAGATGGCTGATTTCCTCGCCGAACAGTTCAAGCCTGTCCTGAAAGATATCCGTCCAAGCGTCGAGTATGCCTGTGCCGGTGGTGGGCTGGTATTCAAGCCGTACATCTACAAGGATGGCATTTCGACAGAAATTATTCAGGCGAATGCGTTCTATCCGGTTGCGTTCAACAACGCGCAGAAGATCACCGGCGCGTACTTTTTGTATCGCCACTGGGAGGGCAAGAAGGTTTACAGCCGACTGGAAAAGCATGAGCTGCTTGGTACGCACTACAAGATCACGAACAAGGCATATGTGTCGATGGTTGATGACGCGCTCGGCAAAGAGTGTGAGTTGACCGAAGTTGAGGAGTGGGCGGATATCGAGCCGGAGGTCAATTTGGAGAACGTAGAGTCCCCACTGTTCGCGTACTTCAAGATTCCGCTTGGCAACACCGTCGATATGAGGTCGCCGCTTGGCGTTTCTGTTTATGCCCGTGCTGTTTCGCTCATCGCTGAAGCTGACAAGCAGTTCCAGCGGCTGATGTGGGAGTACGAGGGTGGCGAGCTTGCTATTGACGCATCTGAGGACGCTTTCAAGCGTGTCAATGGTGTGCCGATGCTACCGGAGGGCAAGGAACGCCTGTTCCGCACGAATAACCTCGATGCTGCCACCGTGAAGGGTGATAGCCTGATGTCCGCATGGGCACCGAACCTGCGTGACGCAAATTACATGACCGGTCTGAATCGTCTGCTCATCCAGATTGAGGACGCCTGCTGCATCTCACGTGGTACGCTTTCAGACCCGACCGAGATTGCAAAGAGCGCCACCGAGATCAAAATCATGAAGCAGCGCTCCTATGCCACGATAACTGACATCCAGAAGTCGCTGGAGTCCTCGCTGGATGACCTCGCCTATGCAATGTACTGCCTCGCCATCCTGTATGACCTATGCCCGGACGGAAACTACGAGATCGCCTATGTGTGGGATGACAGCATTGTCGTTGACGCTGAAGCTGAGCGTATCCGAGATCAGTCCGAGGTGTCTCAGGGTTTGATGCTGCCCTATGAATACCGCATGAAGTGGTACGGAGAGGACGAGGCAACAGCCAAGCGTAAGCTCGGAGAGCTGAACGACATGACCGATGATGAGCTGCTTGGTTTCAATGAGGAGCCACCCGCTGACGAGGGAGGAGGTAAAGGCAATGAGCCGGAGTGATTACTTCAACAGCGAAGGATATCCTGACCCGACTGCCTACGCCGCCATCAAGGATGAGAACGATCTGGAGGCACGGGTGACAGCGCTCGTCAAGGCACTGCGTACCATTGCAAGGCTCAGCGGGTTCGATTTTGTAGGCCGCTTCGAGTTGGTAGACCAGAAGACCGGCAGGCATTTCAAGTAACGTGAGGAGGTGGCGAGATGCTGACTCCCGAATACCTAATGCAGGCCGCTGACCCCGTTGTGGAGATTTACAGTCAGGTCGAACAGGACATTCTGGAAGACATCGCACGTCGCGTTGTGAAAACCGGATATTTCACCGACACGGCACAGTGGCAGCTGAAGAAGGCCAAAGAGTTCGGCTATTTGCAAGGCAATGTGCAAGACATCCTCGCCAAAGCCACCGGTTTGTCGCAGAAGGAAGTTCAGAAGCTGATGACCGCTGCCGGAACCAAGTCGCTGGCATTCGATGACGCGATCTACAAGGCGGCTGGAATGAGTCCGGTTGCCGTTTCTCAGTCTCCTGCTCTGATGGCCATGCTGCTGCAAGGCGTGGACACCACGATGGCGCTCATCGGGAACTACACCAAAACGACGGCCAAAGTGTCCACAGTTGCTTTTAACAGCATTTTGGACAGAGCCTATATCCAAATCCTGTCCGGAGCCTTTGACCCAACCACAGCGCTTAAAAGAGCCATAAAAGAGTTGGCGACATCAGGCATCGAAAAGATCGCATATCCGTCCGGTGCTACAGCGAGCATCGAAACCGCTGTTCGCAGAGCTGTCACAACCGGCGTGAACCAGTCGGTTTCAAAGTTGCAGCTGCTCCGGGCTGAGGAGATGGGCTGTGAGCTGGTGGAAACCAGCAGCCATGCTGGAGCACGACCGTCCCACGCAGAGTGGCAGGGCAAGGTGTTCTGCATCAAGGGGCACCACAAGCGGTATGGCGATTTCTACCGGGAGACTGGCTACGGAACCGGAGCCGGGCTGTGTGGATGGAACTGCTACCACAGCTTCTATCCGTACTTCGAGGGGATTTCCACTCCGTCGTTCAGCCACGACCCGTCGAAAGATGCCGGCAGAAGCAACGATGAGGACTACGAGCGCCAGCAGAAGCAGCGCTACTATGAGCGCAAAATCCGCGAGGCGAAGAAGGAGTGCTCCACGCTTGATGCTGCCATGAAAGCGGCACAGAGCGATGAGCTTCACGATGAGCTGTACAAGGAGTTCCAGAGGGCGTCCGTCAAGCTGAAGCAGCGTGAAGCCCGTCTCCGGGAGTTCATCGACGAGACTGGCCGGACACGGCTCCGTGACCGGGAGTGGACTGGCACATGGAACAGGAGCACGAGCAGCAAAGCTGTTTGGGCAAACAGAAAAGCAAAGACCGATTAGCTAAATCGTTAGGTTTTGCTGGTTTAGGTGGTGATTTCGTTGGAAAGTCCGCAAATCAAGCTGATAAAACGCTTGCCTGCCGGATATGAGAACGACCTGTTCGTTTTCAAGGTCGGCAGGAATACCGTCAAGCGCCACTATGGAAGGTGGTACGACGATGAGCAGGCTGTGAACCTGCTCCTGAAAGAGATAGAACGAAGTGAGTCGTGAGACTCGCTTTTTTCTTTGGCTCGCAGGAGCCTATCCTGCACTTGCCGGGGCGCGAGGCATATAAACAGCGCCGCAATTTCCCGTTCGTGCCGGGATATATAGCACGATAGCCATTGTCGGAGTGAACCGACGCTTAAACTAAATCGGTGAAAGAAAGGAACCCATGTACGACTACCTGAAAGCACTTTTTGGAACAGACGAGAACGGCAACCCTGTTGCGCTCACCTTTGAGCAGCTGGAACAGGCCATCGCAGCGAATAAGGAGCTGAAACTCGTGAACCTCGCTGACGGCGGCTATGTGTCGAAGGACAAGTTCGACGCTAAGGAAACCGAGCTGACCGGCGTGAAGCAGCAGCTTGCGACTGCCAATACCACCATCCAGTCCTACAAGGATATGGACATTGATGGCATCAAGCAGTCTGCCGCCGACTGGGAAAAGAAGTACAACGATGATACCGCAGCTCTGACGGCTAAACTTGCTGAGCAGGAGCAGGCGCACAGCCTCGATATGTTCCTTGGCGGTTACAAGTTCACCAGCAAGGCTGCAAAAGACGGTATCAGAGCGGCCATCGTCGGCAAGAAGTTCCCGTTTGAAAACGGTTGCTTCATCGGCGCGAAGGAGTATATGGACGGTCTGATGACGAACGACGACTACAAGGGCGCGTTCGTTGTCGATACGCCTCCCGCACCTCCCGCGCCGGAACAGCCGCCCAAGCCGCAGTTCTCTGACCAGCATCCTCAGCAGCCTCAGCGCAGAACTAAGAAGAGCCTCGCTGAGCTGATGGCAATGAAGAACGAAAACCCGAACGCCGCCATCAACTTTGACTGATTTTAAGGAGGAAATAAGCTATGCCTACTGCATCCGTTTTTGACAAGAAGATTTTCAACGGTGAGGTTTTCAAGGGTTATGTGGACAGAATCCCGAACCCCAACAAGACCGAACTCATCAAGTCCCGCGCTATCCGTCCCCGCCCCGATCTGGCTACCGCTATGGCCGATCAGGACGGCGGCAACTACCTGACCACCACGCTGAAGGGCCTCATCAACAACACCACGCCGCAGAACTATGACGGCAGCACCGACATCACTGCCGGCAGCACCGCGACGTTCCGCCATTCCCGTGTCGTTGTTGGCCGTGCCGCTGCGTGGACTGAGAACGACTTCAGCTACGACATCACCGGTGGTCAGGACTTCATCGAGAACATCGCCGAGCAGATCGCCGAATACTGGAACGAGATCGACCAGTCCACCATCGTCCACATCCTGAAGGGCGTGTTCTCCATGACCGACGCAGAGGGCGCGAAGTTCGTCGCTGCCCACACCACCGACGTGACCGCCAACGCTGCTACCAACGATGTCGGCGCTGGCTGCATGAGCGGCACGACCCTGAACACTGCCATCCAGAAGGCTTGCGGCGATGCGAAGGGCAAGTTCTCCCTCGCCATCATGCACTCTGTTGTTGCAACGAACCTCGAAAACCTGAAGCTGCTGTCGTACATGAAGTACACCGATGGCAATGGCATCGAGCGTGACCTGTCCCTCGCCACCCTGAATGGCCGTATCGTTCTGATTGACGACACCATGCCCGCTGACGAGATTCCTGCCACCTACAAGCTGAGCACCGACACCAGTCCCGTGGCCGGCAAGACCTACTACACCAAGGGTGCTGGCGACGTCTATACGCCCGTCGCAAATCCCACCGGTACGCAGGTCGCCAACTACGAGATGGTCACTCCCGCCAAGACCGTGTACACCACGTTCGTCCTCGGCGATGGTGCTATCGAGTACACCGACTGCGGCGCGAAGGTTCCGTATGAAACCGACCGCAACCCCTCCAAGAACGGTGGTCAGGACACCCTGTACAGCCGTCAGCGTAAGTGCTTCGCTCCGTTCGGCATCAGCTTCACCATGAAGCACATGGCGAAGCTCAGCCCCACCGACGCTGAGCTGGAGAACGGCGGCAACTGGGAGCTGGTGAACTCCGCTACCGAAACCGGTACGCAGTACATCGCCCACAAGACCATTCCCATCGCGCAGATCAAGTCTCTTGGCTGATCGGAGGTGCGGCATGATTCTGATGGTAAAGGACGGTGAGAAGCGGTATATCCCCGACGTAGCAGTCGGGGTCTACCGCTCTCTCGGTTGGAAGGGCGACGGAGAGCCTGAACCTGTTGTTGAGGAGGTCGTAATCGATGCTCCCGGCGAGGTCGTCGAGGACGACGTAGCCAAGAAGTTCGTCTGCGAGCACTGCGGCAAAGAGTTCGGCTCCAAGGCTGCTCTGACCAAGCACATGAAGAAGGAGCATCCCGAAGAGTAAGGAGGCGCACGATGGCGTATATCGACAAGACGTTCTACGATACCGTGCTCAAGGGAACCGAGATTCCTGCGAGTGAGTTTGACCGTCTGGCCGAGATCGCCTCGGATGTCGTTTACGATGTCTGCATCCTGAAGCCCGAAGCAGAAGACCTGATAGACGAAACCTTCAAAAAGGCGGTAGCCTATCAGGTCGAGATGCTTTATTTGCAGGGCGGAGTCGATGCCATCGTAGGAGCTTCTGAGGCCGCTCAGACAGGCGGTAGCGAAAGCCTCGGCGATTACTCCACTTCGAGCGGAACGACGCGTCAGACGGCTGTATTGACTTGCAATGGCATCCCTGTGTCCAGCATGGCAGTTGCGCTGCTCAGACGACTCGGTTTGATGGCTCGATGGGCGTATGCGAGGAGATGTCATGTCAAGCCTTAGAATGCTCAAGGACACTGTTGTTCTGTATAACTACATCGGAGAGGTCAACGACGAGGCAACGTATCAGGAAACTGTGTTCACGCGCTGCTATTGTCCGTTGAACGAAGGTGCAGACCTTAATTTGCAGGGGAAAAAGGCGAACGACAGTGCAAGGCTCTACCTGTTCGACAGCAAAACGCTTGCCACCGCTCCTGACGGCACGGTCAGGAAATACCTTCCGTACAGCCAGTGGAAGGCCGTTGCAGACAAAACGCCGTATTGGACGCTGAGTGACAAAGGAACTGACTACTTCAAGAAGTCAGTTGGCAGCACCAAGCTGCGGATTGTCGGCTTCAGCCACAAGCAGGCCGGTACACGGAGAATGTGGCATTTCGAGGTGGATGGGCAATGAGCGTCAGCTATAAGTTCCACATCAACACGCAGTCGTGCCTCGGCAGGTTCAACAAGAAATACTCTGCCGCCCAGAAGTTCCTCGACAGTGAGGTGCTGAGGGACAGCGCTCCATACGTTCCGATGCGTACCGGCAACCTGATGAACAGCGGCGTTACCGGCACGGTCATCGGCAGCGGAAAGATCGAGTACAACGCTCCATATGCCAAGTGTATGTACTACGGCGTCGGCTTCCATTTCTCGAAGGATAAGCACCCGCAGGCGTGTGCTCAATGGTTCGAGAAGGCAAAAGCGGCGAAGAAGGACGCATGGCTGAACGGCGTCAACAAGATCATGAAGGAGTGAGAGCATGGCAAGAGTGTTCACCAACGACGGGGTGCTCATTGCGAAAGTGATGAAAGACCACCTGAATGGCTGGCCGAAGAAGCCGGTCACGATCATGCTGGAAGACCTCGGCAAAGAAGTCCCCAGCATGATGCTCCAGCAGCTTGCCGCTGCGGAGAAAAAGCGCGAGTACGTCAACGGCTCGTACATCGGAGTCTGGAACTTCGCGCTCTATATCCGCGTGAGCGGAAATGACACGGCGTCTCGGCTTGATGCCATCGGCTGTCTGAATGAGGCCGCTGAGTGGCTGACGCAGAAGGACGAGGACGGCTCGTTCTCGAATCTCCCGGTCATTGATGACAGCAGGACGGCAACGAAGATTGAGATGTCTTCCACTCCGTCACTCGCCGCCCGGTATGAGGACGGCACAGAAGACTATCAGGCGATCATGTCGCTTGAGTACAAAGTAAGGAGGAAATAAGCATGGCTGCTAATACCAACGAACTCGTTCTCCGCTGCCAGTGGGAGTCCTACATGGAGTGCGGAGACACCCAGAAGGCGTTCAACCTGATCGGTGAGGGCTTCACCACCTTCCCCGAAAGCAAGAACCCCAAGGAGTACACCCGCAAGTACGTCAACTACAAGACGGAGAAGACCGATGTCATCGGCTATGCGCCCAGCATCGCCTACAGCTGCGACGTCATTACCGGCGAGCCTTGTGTTGAGGAAATCGTCAAGATTACCGACAACGAGCTGCTCGGCACTGCTACGCACCGCGACATTGTGTCTGTCAACTGCTGGGATGCCGACGAAACCGGCAAATGCAAGGCGTACAAGCGCACCTACGCCATCATCCCTGATGGCAAGGGTGACGGTACGGACGCCCTGATCTACACCGGCACGATGAAGGCCGTCTCCGACATCACGTTTGGTAAGTTCGACCGGACTTCCAAGACGTTTACCGCTGACGGAGAAACCTGATCTGAGAGGAGAATGAGCAAATGAGCCAGAATATCGAAACCAAGTTCCAGTACAACGGCGCGGAGTATGACTTCGACGTGCGCGATGCCGACGATTCCGAGAAGCTCGAAAACGCGCTCGAAGTCCTCCGTGACGATGAGAAAGCCGCCAAGAAGGACGGCAAAGGCTCTGAGGTAATCAGAGCGCACTGCAAGATGCTGAAGGATTTCTTCGACCGCTGCCTCGGTGACGGGGCTGGCGTCGCCATCTGCGGTGAGAAGGCGAATATCAGCGCCCACTATGCTGCATATGACCACTTCCTGTCCTACATCAAAGCGCAGAAGGATGACATTCTGAACGCCAAGAACACCTTCGCCAAATACTCGAACCGCGCACAGCGTAGGGAGGCGGCGAAGAATGGCTGAGAACATTCTGCTGGACTCCCTGTCTGAAACCGTTGAGGTGGACGGCAGGGAGTTCTTTATTGACACGGATTTTCGCACCTGCATCATCTTTGAGAAGATTTTGGAGAGCGACATTCCGAACCGTCAGAAGGTGGATGAGTTCGTCAGCCTGTTCTTCCCGAACGAGCGTCCGGACAATCTCAATGACGCCATCGACGCCATCCTGTACCTGTACCGTTGCGGCCAGCCTGCACAGAAGCAGCGCGAACGTCGCATGAACGGCAACGTGGAGCTGAAGCCGAGGATGATCTACAGCTACGAGTACGACGCCCCGTACATCTTCGGCGCGTTCTGGTCACAGTATGGCATCGACCTCAACGAGATCGAATATCTGCACTGGTGGAAGTTTCAAGCCTTGTTCAAGAGCCTCGAAGACCACAACAAGATCGTCGAGATCATGGGCTACCGGGCGACCGACCTCAGCAAAATTGAGAACAAGAAGGAACGGGAGCGCATTGCGCGTCTGAAGCAGATTTATGCACTGCCGCAGAACCTGTCCTTCGAGGACAAGGTGGCTATGGCCGGCGCTGCGTTTGGAGGTGGATTTATGTGATTCGAGTTCCGACCGAGCGGAAGTGGATTCGGTGTCCACACTGCAATGCAAAGCATTCCGTCTACGACGATACGGCTGACTGCCACGGTGTGTACTTGAAATGCACCCGTGGCTGCAAACGGGAGTTTGAGCTGGTCATCGAAAACGGCGAGCAGATCATGAAAAAGCCCCGGTAATGTGTGAGTGTCCGTGGACTGTCCGCGTGACTGTCCACGGAAAATCTCACGCAATATAATACTATATAATATAATAAAAAAGAAAAGAAAATATAGTTACTTCGTAACTATAAGTATATATACGCACTTTTGAGCCGTTGAGCCATGCGAGTCACGAAAAGGAAGGTGATTTGTGTGGCTGACGGCTCTGTAATCATTGATACCAAGCTCGACCAGTCAGGTCTACGGGAAGGTCTGGCTGACCTCGGTACATCGCTTGCAAAGGGAATAACGGCGGCAGTTGCCGCAGCCGGTACTGCGCTTGCAGGTCTTGGCGCTTACGCTGTAAAAGTCGGCTCCGACTTCGAGTACGCCATCTCCGGCGTTGCCGCGACGATGGGCACGACCGTTGACCAGATCGACGTCATTGCAAACAAGGCAAAGGAACTCGGCGCTTCAACAAAGTTTACGGCGACAGAGGCGGCTGAAGGTTTCAACATCCTCGCTATGGCTGGTCTGACGCTCGATGAACAGCTACAAGCTATCGACGCGACGCTTGCTCTCGCCTCCGCTGGTGAGATGTCAATGGACAGCGCCGCTGGCTACCTGACGACCACCGTAAAGGCGATGTCAACCTCAATGAGAGAGGCTGGCATCAGTATGGAAGACTGTACGCGTATCGCGGATATGTACGCGAAGGGCGCTACGCTGGCGAACACGTCAACAGCAGAACTCGGTGAAGCGGTTTCTGTTGCGGCAACAGTCGGCGGCTCGTATAATCAGTCGCTTTCGACGATTACGACCTCGTTGCTTGCACTCGCAGAAAAAGGTTATCAGGGATCACAGGCTGGTAACTATCTTGCAAGAGCAATGGCTGACCTGTACGCCCCGACAGACAACGCTAAGAAGGCTCTCGATGCACTCAACGTCTCTATTTACGATGCTGATGGCAATCAGAGAGACTTTATAGACATCGTAAACGATCTGAACGCATCGTTTGCTGACCTGACGGAAGAAGAGAAAGCAGCCTATACTGGCTCGATCTTCACTACCGAAGGCTTGAAGGCGTTCAACTCCATCGCTGGTAACAGCTCAGAACAGCTCGCGGAGCTTCAGGGCAACCTTGAAGACTGCACTGGTGCTGCACAGCAGATGGCTGAGACGAAGCTCGACAACCTGCAAGGTGACATCACGATCCTGAAGTCCGCTACGGAAGGATTCGGGATCGCTTTGTATGAGGCAATGTCTGGCATCGGCGAAGGCACTGGAATGATGCGTGACTTCGTTCAGGAAGCCACAGACATCATGTCCGAGCTGACCGAGGCTGTGAACGAGAACGGCTTTGACGGACTCGTTGATTCCCTCGGAGATGCACTGGCACAGGCTGTCAACAAAATCATCGAGTATGTCCCTATGCTCATGGAGGGCGGCGTCAGCATCGTCTCAGCGCTCGTGCAGGGGCTGTCCGATTCTGCCGGCAGTATTGCTGATTCTGCGGCGAGTGTCATTGACACGCTGATTTCCGGCATCCTGAGTATCACGAACGACCTCGTGGAGCTTGGCGGCGAGCTTATCATCGCACTGTGCAACGGCCTTGCGCAGAACGCCGGGAAGATAGCGCAGTCCATAGCAGATGGTCTGGTCACGCTCTTCACCACGGTGGCAACGTACCTCCCGAAGCTGATTGAGGCTGGTATCTCGCTGATCGACTCACTGGTGCAGGGCATCCTCAATGCGCTGCCCACGCTGATTGCGGCGATTCCGGACATTCTGGAGGCGCTCATTACCGGCCTTCGGGCGGCGTTCCCCATGCTGCTTGACTGCATTGTCGGGCTGATTCAGAGTATCGTTGAGGCTCTGCCGGAGCTTATCAACATGATTACCGAGATGCTCCCCGACATCATCCAGATGATCGTAGACGCTCTGCTGGAGATGGTTCCGGAGCTGGTACAGGCCGTCATCTACATTGTGATGGCTATTGCCGAGGCGCTGCCGGACATTCTGCAAGCGATCATCGACCTGCTCCCAGAGCTGATCGACAGCATTATCAGCGGCATCCTCGCGCTCATCCCGATGCTGGTACAGTGCGTCATGCAGCTGATTCTGGCAATCGTACAGGCACTGCCGCAGCTCATCGGCTCTATTGTCGAGTGTCTACCGTCGCTCATTGCCACAATCATTGACGGCATCATCCGGTGTCTGCCTGACCTGCTGGTATGCGTACTCGACATCATCCTTGCGATAGTCGAGTACCTGCCAGAAATCATCATGAACATCGTGGCGATTCTGCCGCAGCTGGTGTCTTCGATTATTGCCGGTATCATTGAGTGTCTACCGACGCTCATCCAGTGCGTAGCAGACCTCGTCCTCGGTATCGTTGAGGCTCTGCCGGAGATCATCCTGAACATCATAGAGATTCTGCCGACACTGATTGCGTCCATTGTCAGCGGCCTGATTGACTGCATCCCGCAGCTCATCGAGTGCGTGATACACATTGTTGTGGCAATCGTGGAGGCACTGCCTCAGATCTTCTTGCAGATTGTCAATTTGCTGATTCAGCTCGTCGTGAACCTCGCCCAGTCCATCAAGGAGTTGTGGACGAAGTTCAAGGAAGCTGCGAAAGAGTGGATCACCAAGCTGTGGGAAGGCATCAAGGAGAAGTGGAGCACGTTCATTGACAACGTGAGGAGCTTCTTCAAGAAAATCCCGGAGACGATCAAGAGCGCCATTGGCAATATGGGAGAGATCGGCAAGAATCTCGTCAAAGGTCTTTGGAATGGCATCAAGGACGTTACCGGCTGGGTGCTCGACAAAATCAAAGGCTTCGGGCAGAGCATTCTGAACGGCATCAAGTCCATCTTCGGCATCCACAGCCCGTCCACGGTGTTCCGCGACGTGGTCGGCAAGAACCTTGTGCTCGGCCTCGCGGAAGGTATCGAGGAGAACGCAGACGCAGCTATCGACGCCGCTCAGTCCCTTGCCGATGACATCAACGACGTTGACTTCGAGATGAATCCACCGGAGATCGATGACGGCGACTATGACGGCATCGTAGCGAAGATGCAGAACGCTGTTGATGACAGCACCTACAACAACGGGACAGCGATCAGCGCCGGCAACGCGAGTGCGTCCTATGGAAAGTCCAAGGACAGTCGTGACGAAGAGGGCGGAAACGGCGACGGACAGAAGCCACAGTACGTCGAAAACAACATTTACATCGACGGGAAGAAGGCCGCGAGAGCCATCACGCCGTATGTATCGAAAGAACTCGAATGGGAGGGAAAGTGATGGCCGTCATTGAGCCGAGAATCAACGGAATGCTGTTCACGGTGTTCCGGGCAAAGATGCTGACCTACAAGGTCGGCGCTTGCGATTACAGCACGGGCTATCTGCTCCCCCCAGCGTCGATGATTCCTGTGAAGCTCGCCCAGACGGTCGGGCTTCGCAGCATCACGCTGACGTTCGACTTCGAGGGCGACACGCCGAGAGAGATTGCAATGAACATCTCGAAGGTGACAGCGCTGATGCAGGAGATGCCTGACATCATCCTGCCGGACGGCTTCTGCTACTACTGCGTGTATGAGAAGCAGTCCACACCGGAAGAGAAAGCACCGTGGATTCACAAGGTGCAGTACACGCTTTCTGGTTTTCGCCATGAACCGATGGAAACGGTGACGCTGGCGAAGACCGGAACGGTGTATGTAGACGGCAACTACAAGACGCCGGCTGTGATCCGTATCACTTCGACCGCAAGCACCGTGAAGGTGCTGGGCGTAACGGTGAAGAACGCTGCCGGCGTCGTCATTATCGACGGTCTGAAGAAGACTGTCACAAAGGATGGACTGAACAAGTTCGCTGACACGAACCTGACCAGCTTCCCGATGCTCCAGCCCGGACTGAACACCGTGGACATCGAAGGAGCGTCGGAGGTCGAGATCAGCTTCTATCCGATTTTCTTGTAGAGGAGGCGAGCATATGATTGTGTTGTACGACGCAACAGGAGAGGCTCGCCCTCTCTCTGCGTATGAGAATTTCTCGATTACGCACAAGCTCGACGGTTGCGATGAAATGACGTTCTATGTCGATACGCACCACGAGCAGTATCCACTGCTGTACGAGGAAGCTCGCGTCGTCACCGATGAGAACGAGTGGCTCATCAAGAAGATTGACGATGATAAAGTTGACTGTGAGCTGAACTTCGACTTCCTGAAGGGCACGGTCTATAAGGATTACCAGAGCACCACCCGGTCACTGACGGAGGTGCTTGAAAGCCATCTGCCAGAAGGCTGGACGATTCAGGGCGGCAACGTGTCCTCGATTCGCAGGACGATAGAGTTCGATTTCTGCACGGACTACGACGTGGTGTACCAGTGCATGAGCACCTACAAGGTGTATCTTGTCTGGAAAATCCGCGAGAAGACGGTTGTTGTGTACTCGCAGACGGCGATGCAGCCGACCGGTGAGTATCTGACCACGGAACTGAACCTGAAGAGCCTGTCCTTCAAGGGAGAGACGACAGATTTCGCCACCCGCCTGTATGCCTACGGAAAAGAAGGCATGACAATGGAGAAGGCCGTCGTGGACGGGAAAGAGTACGGTCTGACCTACGTTGAGAACCGGAAGTACGTCGATAAGACTGTGTGTGCATATTGGAGCGATGAACGGTACACCGTGCCGGAAAACCTGTATGCTGACGCGCTGGAAAAGCTGGAAACGCTGGCCTTCCCGGTACGTTCGTATGAGTGCAACGTGGTTGACCTCGCAAAGCGTAGCACGGAGTATTCGTTCCTCGACTTCCGGATGCACAAGAAGGTGACGCTCATCGACGTGGAGCGCGGCATCCGCGTGGAGCATCAGATCGTCGAGTACAAAGAGTACCCGGACGAGCCGGACAGGAACGTCGTCACGCTGTCCTGTGTCCCTGACACGATCACGACGGCAATTTCGAGCGCTGTATCCACGATCAAGGAAGACGCCGAGAAGACAAAGACCGACTACGACTCACGCCTTGCTATGGCTACGGCTATGCTCACTGGTGCGTTTGGCGGTCACGTCTACAGCAACGGCTCCGAGCTGTTCATCATGGACAGCGAAGACCCGGCAAAAGCACAGGTCGTGTGGAGATGGAACGTCAACGGTTTTGGAAAGTCGTCCACAGGTATTGATGGTCCATACACGACGGCGCTGACCTTCGACGATGAGTTCATCACGAACGTTATCAACGCGATGGTCATCCGTGGCTCGCTGATTGAAGCTGGCAGTGTGCAGGCTGCGTCCATCTCGCAGTCGTACACGGACGGTGTTCTGTCGCAGTCCTACGAAGCCGCAGAAGGGCTTGTGAAGTTCGAGGCACAGAAGATCACGGACTACCTGACGAACGAGCATGGCGATGGTGCAATCGACGTGCTCCAGCGGGACATCACTCAGATCAGGCAGACGATTGACGGCCTGCGACTGGACTTTTCGAGCGCGTACACCGGCGGTGTGAACTACGTCAAGAACTCCAGCGGTCTGAACGGCATCTCTGACGATTGGGAGATGACCGGCACAGTCGCTGCAATCCAGAATGCCGACACGAAGAATACGACCGTTGCGAACTCCTGCTTTCGCCTGTCTGCCGACTCGACGCTGGTACAGACGATTGATGATATCGTGGTTGGCAACAGCTATACGCTGAGCGTGAAGATCAAAAAGACGGATTCCCTCCTGTCCCTACTCAAAGTCATTTATAATGGCGATTCTGAAGCGGTTATTTTCAGCTCTACAGAGTCTTCCGGCTGGAAAGAATACATCTACACCATCCGCAGCATCCAGTCGCCCACAATCGAAATAAAAGCGGAATCCAGAGGGAGCTACTTCTACGTCGCTGACCTGATGCTCTGTGAAGGCACAACGCCGAAGTCGTGGACTCCTGCGCCGAACGAGATTTACACCAGCGGTGTGAAGATCGACAAGACTGGCGTCGAAGTGTATCGCTCCGACACCTCGGAAAAGACCGTTATCAACAACCGGGAGTTTGCCGGCTACTACAACGACGAAGAGGTGTTCTCCCTCAACAAAGACGAGACTCGCGTCAAAAAGACTACCGTGCGTGGCGAGCTTACAGTCGGAGACTGCAAGTGCATCCCGTATGCAAAAGGCACAGAGTCCGGCCTGAACATTGCACTCATTGACTGATTGGAGGTGACAGTATGGCAACATGGAGAAGTGCCTCTTACGATGGACGATATCTGGAACTCTCAATCACCGAGAGCATAGATACCGTCAACAACAAGTCCACACTGTACTGGACACTCACGTCAGCTGGTGGCAGCAGCAGCTACTACACCGTAGATGCCACCACCGTTACGATCAATGGCGTGACCGTGTACTCGAAGGGGCGAACGTACTGGAGCGATAAGGTTTTCCCGGCGGCAAAGGGATCTGTAAGCGGCTCTGTTACCGTTGCGCATAACAGCGATGGCAGCAAGACGATCAATGTCGGGTTTTCTACGCGCGTATACGTCTTCGGGTCGCAAGAATACGGCGGCACGATGACGCTGACAAAGATCGACCGTACAGCGCCGTCCGTGTCCTTTGGTGTGTCGAACATCACCGCGAACTGGTTCAAGATTTCGGCGTCGTCCTCTGTCACAGCAAGCAAGTGGTGGTACTCGCTGAACGGCGGTACGAACTGGACGGAGTTCGGCTCTGAGGGAACCTCGAAGGAAGTTGCTGTTACCGGCCTGACCCCGAACACGTCGTACAACGTGCAGGTATGCGCGAGAAAAAAGTCCAACCAAGTCGATGGATATTCGGCAAAAGCGTCCTACAAGACGCTCGGCGGGACGGTGATAAACAGCGCGTCCACGGTTACTGCGGACAGCGACACCGTAAAGGTGACGATGGGGCTGACCGTCTATGACAGCTCGTTCTATCATGTGCTCGAAGTGAAGAAAGGCAATAAGACGATTTTCACGACCTCTCCGATAAAGTTTTCCTCATCTGGCACGTCGAACAGGACGGTGACGCTGACAGTGGCAGAGCGGCTGACGCTTCTGAATGCGATGTCGGATGTGAAGTCGTTCACGGCCACACTGTCACTGAAGACGTACACGAATGCCGCCTGTACGACGCAGGTCGGCTCTGCATCCACCAAGGCGTGTACGATTACGACAACGGAGTCGATTTCCAAGCCGACGTTCACGAATTTCTCGTATGTGGACAGCCGTGGGCTTGTTGGAAAGCTGACCGGAAACACGGATGACAATGTGATTCTGATTCAGTCCTACTCCAACCTGACCGTGAATGCTGTGGCCGGAACCGCAAAAAACGGAGCGACGATCAAGTCGTACTCCGCCAGCATTGGCTCTGCGTCGAAGACGAGTAGTACAACTACGATAGGTGTCGGGCTGATCGACGCCTATGGAGATTCCATGGTGCTGACCGTCTCGTGCATCGACAGCCGTGGATACGCAACCAGCGTCACGAAGCGCGTGAAGGTGCTGAGGTACGAAAAACCAAAGCTGTACTCCGTTACGCTGCGACGGAAGGACGAGATTGAGGACATCATCCAGCTCGCTTTCCGTGGGGCAATTTCTTCGCTGAAGCCAGATGGGACTACGGAGAAGAACAGCCTGAAGTTCGTCGGATTCTACTACAAGAAGACCACAGAGGACACATGGAGCGACTGGGTATCCATCAAAGAAGACGTTGCCGAAAGCGGTACGTCGTTTTCGTTTTCGGCTGAGCAGCTGATGCTCAGCGCGACGGCTGCTCTGTCTCTCGACACGGAACTGTCGTATGATTTCCATCTGCTCATCCGGGACAAGCTCGACATCTACGCATCCTACGACGATTATTTCGTCATTCCGCAGGGCAAGCCATTGGTGTCGCTGCGTAAGCGGAACGGAACCTACAACTTCCCGCGAGTCGGAATCAACAATCCGAACCCGACAGAAGCGCTGGACGTCGCCGGGAACATCATGATGAACGGGGCGTATGTCCTCGGATTTGTCGGAACAGTGGTCGGGTATTTCAGCAATTACAAGAAGGGTGGCCTGTTCAGATACGACGCAACGACAGCAATCTCCGACGCTCCCGGACAGGCTGGAATGCTGGAAGTGCTTGCAGACGACGCAGGGTACGTTATTCAGCGATTTACGGAGTTTGCGGCGGGGAACAAGCTGTTTATTCGGTGCTACAGTCCGGCAGGGAAAGCGTGGACTGCGTGGGCAGAGAAGTGACACAGCGCAAAGGAGGATAAATATGGAGAAATTCGTACAGCAAATCGCCCTCGATGTCGCTGGCCGGAACTTGTACAAGTACGTCTACGCGAAGCAGGGAGACAGCGGAAGCCGATTTGTCAAGGCAACCATCCTCGCGGACGGCAAGGTGATGGAAATCGGCAGCGGTATGACCGCAAAATTCAGGGCGGAGAAGCCTGACGGGAAGGCTATCCTCAACCCCGCAACCGTCAATGACGACGGCACGGTCACTGTTGAGCTGACCAAGCAGACGCTTGCCGCCGATGGCGTGGTGGACGCAGATATCGTGATCTCTTCTGCAAGCGGAGAGGAGCTTTCGACCGTATCGTTCAAGATTGAGGTCGAGAAGGCGCCGTCTGGCAGTCTGGCCGACAGCAAGAACGAGATGCTCGTGCTCCAGAAGCTGATTGATGACAGCGAAGCTGCCCTCGAAAAGCTCGGTAATGTCAAAGACGGAAAGGACGGCGTTTCGCCCACAGTATCGACTGCTGCTACAACCGGTGGCACGAAAGTGACCATTACGGACGCAAAAGGTTCGCATGAGTTCGTCGTAAAAGACGGAGCGAAGGGTGCTGCCGGCAAATCCGCATACCAGTACGCCGTGGAGGGCGGCTACACCAAGACTGAGGCGGAGTTTGCGGAAAAGCTGGCGCAAGAACAGCTTGCTGGCACAAATGGGGCGCTTACGCCTACACAGGTGTACGATGCCGTATCAGCAGGGGTTCCCGTTAAGGTACAGTATATAGATGGCACATATGGGCTTCTTTCTTTTACGGCATTCAATGTAGCAGAATCGATGAACGTGATTGTATCGCAGACGATTGTATATTACAACGGCGTGTATATTCTCGCTGAGCTGACAGGCTATAAATTATCTAATGCATGGGAATTTAGAACCACAATGCTTGCCGAGAAGAAAGACATTCCCACAGTGCCGACCTCTCTGAAAAACCCAAACGCACTTACAATCAAGATCGGCAGCACCACCGTCACCTATGACGGCAGTGCGGCTAAGACAGTGGAGATAGCGGATGGAAGCGAGGTGAGCTACTGATGAAAAAGCTGTATGAAGAAACCTCTGTACAGGCGATTGCAAACGCCATCCGGGCAAAGAACGGCGAGGCGACCACCTACAAAATCGGGGAGATGGCAGCGGCTATCGCGGCTATTTCCGGTAGCCCCATTGTGGACGATAGCTTGGAAAACACTGTCCAGTACCGCCAGATGAACCTCTCGGCGGCGGGATTTCTGGCCGATGTGGATTACACCGAAAACGCCAACGATTACTCCGTTACGAAGGTCACGCCGTATTACTCGGCTACGACGGCCTACAGCAAGGAAGAACCGGATGGGTTGAAGATCAAAGTTCCGGCCAACACCGCACTCACGGTTGCACAGGGCGGTAAGACAAGAAGCGACGCGGTTTCCGGAGCTGGCGTGATCTACAACATGGAGCCGCTGAAGGCGGGTACAATCGCTTTTGGCGGAAAAACTTACAAGATTGTGCCCGAGGGCGGTGTTAGTATGATCTACACGCCCAGCGTGTGGAATGTCCGTGATCTCGGCGGCTGGGCTTGTACAGGTGGCAGAGTTAAGTACGGAAAGATATTTAGAGGCGGTCATTTTGGTAGTATCACAGATGCCGACAAGTCAACTCTTGTAGACTGGCTGGGCATTGCAACGGACATTGACCTCCGCAACAACAGCGAAACAGGCGGCATCACCACATCACCGCTTGGCGGCAGCGTAGAGTATTTCCATCAATCGCTTGACTTCTATGCCAATGCTGTCAACACCAGCGCAGCCTCAGCTCGGACGGTAGCGGTCCTGAAAAAGGTAATGTCTTGTGTAGACTCAAACAAACCCTGCTATTTCCATTGCATGAGTGGCGCAGACCGAACAGGAACAATTGCCTACCTTCTGCTTTCGCTGCTGGGTGTATCTCAGAGTGATAAGGATAAGGAATACGAGCTGACGGCATTTTCTGACGAGGCAGACGGGAAGCGGTTCAGGAACACCAATTATAATGTTACCAACGGAAATGGATGGTATCCGCTCATTAAATACTTCCGTGATACCTACACCGGCGAAAATGACAACGAGAAGGTTGCGGCGTGGGCTGTTGCAAACGGCATTACGGCCGAGGAAATAAACGCTTTCCGTGCTGCCATGATATCCGGCAATGCCGGAGAAGTCGTTGTGCCGCCGCAGGAGTACACTGTCACAAACACCCTGACCGGCTGCACCAGCAGCAATGCGGCAACGACCGTCACGGAGGGTGACAGCTACTATGCAACCATCACCGCCAGCAGCGGATATGTGATGACCGGCGCGACGGTGCAGATCAAGATGGGCGGCACGGACGTGACCGACTTGTACTATTCGGGCGGCGTTATCAGCATCCCGGATGTCAGCGGTAATCTTGCCATCACCATCACGGCAGCGGTGTATGTGCCGACTTACACCAACGTGCTGCCGACAGCCGTAGACCCCAGCACCAAGAGCGGTGCGTGGGACGGCAAGGGCTATCGCAATGGCGCGTATGCGTCCTCGGCAAAGCCCTACTATGGTACAGACACGGCCTGCTGGTGTACCGGCTTAATCGAAGTGAAACCGTCCGATGTCATCTATGTCAAGGGTGCGACGCTGGAGGGCAACGGACACGCACGACTTGGCGCGTTCTCCGGTGCCACAGGCGGCTGCTACTTCTGTAAGGAGTGGGCTTCCTTGTCCGGAATGGCGACGGTGACAAAGCTCGGAGACAAGTATTACAAGATCGTGCTTGATTCCAGCTACACCAACTACTCCTACATTGGTTATATCATGTTCTCCGCCCAAGGCACGGGCGACAGCGTTGTGGTAACGAAAAACGAGGAAATCAATTAAAGAGGCTCAAAAGAGCCTCTTTTTGATTTTACAGGACGCCCTACAACTTACCCTGCCCAGTACCGGCCAAAGGCATCACAGGGCGGCAAAAGGCTCACAAGAGCATCCTACGCAATAACCCCAACAGTAATCATGAAAGGAGTGGTGCTATGACGGGAATGGAAGTGTTCACGACCGTCCTCGGCATTGGCGGTACAGTCTGCGCGATTGTGTTCGGGTACATTGCGTTCCGACGAAACAATAAGAACGACGATACTGCTGAGGGCAAGAAGGACGGCGTCCTGCTGACTGAGATCGGATACATCAAGTCTGGTGTAGATGACATCAAGCGGAAGCAGGAGAAGGAAGACGAGCGACATCTCAAGGTCGTCGAACGCCTGAGCGCGGTTGAGTCGTCTGCAAAGCAGGCTCATCATCGGATTGATGAGATGCAGAGCAAGCTCAGCGGAAGACAGGGGGAAGATTAAATGTCCAAGAGAAAAGCCAGTGGCAATGTGCTTAAAGCGGGGGCGGGAGCCGATGAGGTTCCCGCCCTTCGTGTACACATTGTTCGCAGAGGAGACACGCTCGGAGCGTTGGCTCGATACTACCTTGGCAGTTCGAGCAGAGCCAACGAGATCAGAGAACTGAACTGCCTCACAACTGACTGCATCAGGGAGAATGATGAACTCACCATCCCTGAAAGATGACAAGGAGGGACACAGGATGTCTGACGAAAAGACCGTACAGGAGACTACCGAGGAAGAACTGTGCGCCGAGGCGCTCGACGAGCTTTCCAACAACAAGGGGGAGGATTGACTATGAGTTACACAAATTCGCCGCTGGTCAGCTACACCAAACTCAGCCCGAACCATTCCGGCAAGCGTACTCATGCCATTGACCGCATCACGCCACACTGCGTGGTAGGCCAGTGCAGTGTGGAAACGCTGGGGCGCATCTTTGCGCCGACCTCGAAGGAGGCCAGCTGCAACTACGGCATCGGCTATGATGGCAGAGTCGGTATGTACGTCGAAGAGTGCAACCGCTCGTGGTGCTCGTCCAGCAATGCCAACGACCAGAGAGCAGTCACCATTGAATGCGCCAGCGACAGCACCGCGCCCTATGCGTTCCGCGACGTCGTGTACAAGAAGCTCATCGAGCTGTGCGTTGATATCTGCAAGCGCAACGGGAAGTCCAAGCTGATCTGGCTCGGTAATAAGACCAAGACGCTGAACTACAGCCCCGCATCCAACGAGATGGTGCTGACCGTCCACAGATGGTTTGCCAACAAGTCCTGCCCCGGCAACTGGATGTTCAACCGCATGGGCGACCTCGCAGAAAAGGTCACTGCTGCTCTCGGCGCATCGGAGCCGACGCCTCAGCCGGACAAGCCCACCACGCTGGATGTGCAGGTCGGCGAGATTGTGGATTTCAAGGGTGGCAAGCATTATGCCAACGCGAGTGCTGCCTCCGGCGACACTGTGAAGGCGTCCCTCGCCAAAGTCACTGCGGTGTACCCGACCGGCAAGCATACCGTGCATCTGCGAGCCGTGAACGAGAGCGGAGAGTTCGTATCCGGTGTCTACGGCTGGGTCGATGTCGGCAGCTACGCCAAAAAGACGACTGGTGGCGCTGTCACCAGTGCGGATGACCTGAACGTCGGCGACATCGTGAACTTCAAGGGCGGTACGCACTACACGAGCGCGAACGCCGCTTCTGGTTCCGCTGTCAAGGCGTCCAAGGCAAAGGTGACTGCCAAGTACAACGGCAAGCACCCCATCCACCTTCGTGCTGTCAACGACAGCGGTGCGTACATCAACGGCGTGTATGGCTGGGTTGACCTCAGCAGCATCACCGTCGCTGGTGGCGCTGCGAAGAAGTCTATCGACGAGATCGCCCGTGAGGTCATTGCCGGCAAGTGGGGCAACGGTGCTGAGCGCCGCTGCAAGCTCGAATCCGCTGGCTATGACTACGCCGCTGTCCAGAAGAGAGTAAACGAGCTGCTCAGCTGAGCGGCTGAAATGAAAGGAGAAAAATCATGACCGAAGTTATCATCGAAAATGCTGTGCAGATCGTGGCGACTCTGCTCATCACCCTGATCGGCGTCCTCGGCGCGTGGCTGACCGCGAAGATCGGCAAGCGTGAGGAGCTGAAGAACATCTCTGCCGCCACGGAGGAAGCCACGAAAGCGACAGAGAAGACCGTCCTCGAATTGCAGCAGACTACCGTCGAAGGGCTGAAGAAGGCCAGCGCAGACGGCAAGTTGAGCAAGGATGAAATTAACGAACTCGGCAAGATGCTGGTTGATGGTGCGCTTGCTAAGATGTCCGATGCCGCAAAGGGCGTACTGAATGCTGCCGGCGTTGACATCACTGCCATCATCAAGGGTGCTGGTGAAGCGCTGATTGCAAGCATGAAGTAGTCACAGGTAAAAAGTAAATACCAGAAATGAGTTGACCCTCACCATTGGAGAAATCCTTTGGTGAGGGTCTTTTTTTGTTTTTCAGGAGATTAGATATCATGCTGCAAAAGGCAGATAATCCAGAGAGTCCTTTTGACAAAAAGCGCCTCAGTCGCCTTTTGAGATAGACCCCATATAATTACACCTCCAAAGCCAAAGCAGCTCACAAAGAATTCTAAGCGCTCCAAAAGCTGTCCAGCCATTGCAATGTGACTGTCCAGAGGAATGTCCACGGACAATCCCGCGCAATAGAATATAAACAAATATAAAAGAAACAAATAGAAAAGTACAGTTACTTCGTAACTGTATATAGACGCGCTGAAGCTGTTGAAATAAACGCATTTGTTTATTTCAAAAAAATTGAAAAATTCTTAACGAAAATGCTTGACAGCTTGACGATAAGTAAGTTACGATACGATCACGGAAAATAAATTACCAAACAGTAAGGCTTCCGTATGACAGGCTGGATACCAGATGAAAGGAGGAAAAATTCAAAGGGAAGGAGGTGATCGGATGATAATCTCAAGGGAGAAGGTCACAACCACTACCGAAAAAATCTCGATACGCTTGGATGACAGCAAAGCTCTGATTCTTCTGGACAAAGAAAAAGAGACTGAGGCAATCTCAGCAATCATCGAAGCTGCCGAGAAAGCACTCAATCTCAATTCCACGCAGGAATGATTGTAGTACATAATTAGCCGGATGTCAAGTCCCCAGCCTGTCATTCCTTGCCTTACATTGATAGGGAGACGAAAACATGAAATTGTTTACCAAGGAAGTAGAGAGAAAGTTTCAAAAGCATCCATTTGGCTCTCAGGAGGACAAAGGCTTTGATGCTGAGGTGCTCGTTAAGTTCTTCAATCCATATGGGGCAGGAACATGGCTTATAACGGAAGCAGAGAAACAAGAGGACGGAGATTGGATGCTGTTTGGCTATTGTCATATCCTCGAATGGGAATGGGGCTATGTAATGCTCAGCGAAATCGAAAATCTGCGCGTCAATGTTTTCGGACATATGATGCCGATAGAAAGAGATTTGTACTTTGATGGAACTGTGGAGGATGGTGCGAGATGACAGCGACCCAGTTCAGATCGATGACCGATCAACAGAAAAGCGACTACCGTATTGCCTGCGCCACCAGAGAGAACGCTGGGGCGTTGATGGAGGTCAGTGCCTTTGAGGACTACCTCGACAAGCCCGTGAAAGTCGTCAGTGGACGAAAAGTCCCCATCGGCACGACCGGCATCGTGTTCTGGGTCGGCATGAGAAACTACTCGAAGTATGGCAACTGGTGGAGCTGGGAGGTGAGGCTCGGACTGAGAACGGAAGGCGGTGAGACGTACTTCACCGCAGAGAGAAACGTCGAGTGCTTGCAATAGCGTACATAGCACTGGTGGTTCGGCAGTCGCGGCAGTAGCTGTGAAAGGCCAGCCACCAGCCTTTCTCGCTCAGATGGTTAACGCAAACGCAAATTCCAAAAAAAATTTCAGGAAATTGCAAATAATGCTTGACTGCAAGCGGCATCGCCTGCTACGATGTGACCATAGAAACTTACCAATCAGTAAGTTCGGGAGGCGACAACGATGACAATCAACGGAAGGCGCAACTTCACCTACAACGGCAGAAGGTACTACGTCCAGAACAACCCGAAGTATGGCCGGAAGCGCGAGACGGACAACTACTACCTGACAGAAGTAGATGAGTCCGGCAGCACGAAAATCCTGTACGAGAACATCGGATGGGAGATTCCGAAGTTCGAGACGCTCAAAGAAGCCCAGCGGTATGTTCGTGACTGGGACTTCATGCTTGAAACGATGTAAGGAGGAAAGAGAAAGTGTTTGATTTCGATGAAATGGCCGCTGCGCACCAGCAGCAAGAGCAGGAGCGTAGACTCCTGTTCTTTGAGGCAATGGGCATCCCGGATGATGGGCGGCTCAGCCCCGTGATGACCCGCGACGAGTTCCTTGCATTTTGCAAAGGTAAGAAGACTGAGAACGAGAAGTATGGCTCCCTGTGCGGAAAAACGTGTGTTGAAGTGTACTTTGAGTTCGCCCCGTACCACGACATTAGCTACTCGTACTGCTTCGATGACGACACTGTGTATGAGAGCAGATTCTACATTGGAGAGTGATGCTGGATGGATTTCTACAAGCAGTACATGGTGAGATACATGATGGCAGACGCCGGAACAAGAAAGAGCGCAAAGCAGCATTGGGTGAAGTGTCACTTGGAGAATGTTGCATCAGGGAGAGATGATTTGATCATCTTTTCCGCGAAGATTCTTGGAGCGATTGATGTCGCAGATGAGCTTATGAGAGGAGACGCAGAATGAAATACGCATACACGAGAGAAGATATCGCAAGGGCACTGAACTTCGGGACGTACCCTGTGCTGACCATCGACCTTGCTGACTGCGATGAATACGGGCTCGTTGGAAGCCCTTGCCGGATTGATTTCGGCAGCTTCAGTGATGGGGAGAAGTGGTACGAGACAGCCGAGTTGCGAGTCTACAGGGACGAGCGAAAGCTGTCCTTCCACGCATGGGGAAGTTGCTTGAGCGAGAGCTATACATACAGCGACTTTGAGGAACAGGCCAAGTTCGCGGTGGCTCCTATCGTCGAACCGAACTCAGAGTTCGTGGTCGCCGTTCACGACAGCAAGGCGCGAGAGCTGTACGCGGTGCTCATCGTCGAGACAAAACGTGTCAACAAGCACTGCTCGACACCGCTCGGCGTTGAGGATGTCGATATGTCTCGCTATGTCACACTTGCGAACAAAAGATATAGAGCTTGGAAGGAGGTGGAATAAGCATGGCAAAGATAACCGACAAAAAGGCCGTAGAGTGCGCGAAAACGCTGGTTGAGTTCTGTAAGCAACAGGGAGGATGCCAGAACTGTATTTTCAGAGCATTTGGCGCAGATCACTGGAACTGCCATATAGAGGCTTTTGACCTGCGGGACATCCTCTGGAATATGGAAGCAAAGAAAAAGAATCGCGGCTACATCTGCTGAGAGGAGGAATGCGCTGATGGACATCAAGAAGGCCGTTGACCTGCTTCCGGAGTCTGTGAAGTATGACACCATGAACTTCGAGGACGTGATGCTGAAAGATGGCCGACCGGCCATGCGAGTGACCATGTGCCGGCTGCTGACGGAGAATGAGCTGAAGGTCATGAGAAAGGAAAAGCATTTCCTTGGTTTGCATCTTATCACCAGACACAAGTACGCGCCTGAGATCAGGAAGTCGTACTTCTATGTGGTTTGAAAGGAGGACAACATGAGTTACATGGGAGCTGGCTACAGCGGATATGAATATCGGGAATGCCCGTTGTGCGGACAAGGTATGTGGAATGGCCGGTGCGAGAATCCCGACTGTGAGTACCACTGGCATCCGCTGGATGAGGAGGATAACGATGAAGGATGATCTTATAAGACGTGCCGATGCACTTGACGCAATTCGGCGATACTCGACCGAACGTTGCTCTGTCATTGGGCATCATACTTCGACAGAGAGTGGTGAGTGCTATGGCAGAAGATGTACAGCAGTATGACTACCGGACACGACTCCAGAAGCTGTTCGGTTACTGCCCTGTGTGTGGAAGATGGCTGCATTGGGTCAAGACGTACCGCCAGCACACGGCATACGTTGAAGACGAGATGAACTTCTTCACCGGATGCAAAAGGTGCAGCGAGGACAACGATGCGTACTGGGAAGATATGTGGGCACAGTATTACAGCGAGATATAAACGAAAAAGAAAACTTTCAAAAATTTTTCTCACAATTTGCTTGACAGGAAGCGTTTCAGACTGCTACGATGTCGTCAACGATAAAACTTACCGAACGGTAAGCGCAGGAGGAAAATGAAATGGCATATGAATTCAAGATCAAAGATGTCTATTCGGATGGAAGCGAAATGGTGATCCGCGAAGCACAGCTCGATCACGATCTTCGGCGACTCAGCTACGACACCGAGCACATCGACTACATCATCACCGCGATCTACGAGAAAGCGAAGCGGGATGGCGACATCATCGAAAACGATGACCTCGCAAGCATCTGGCAGTAAGGAGGGACGGAAGATGAGCAGTTGGGTTAGGTGGTCACAGTGGACAGGGGAAGGCATGGTCAACTTCGGCCAGATGCCGGTACGCGACATTGCCAAGTACCTTCAGGCGTACGAGATGGACGCCAAAGAAGTTATCGAAAAGACAGGAGCCGATCATGTGCTCTACGGCGTGAAGCAGTACGAGGGAAGGACGCTCACGGAAGTCAGGTTCTACATGATTCCCATGAACGATGAGCAGTTCGAGAAGGATGTCGCCAGTAAGCGCGGTGTGGTGGTATTTGCGCTGCACAAAAGAAAGTGAGGATGAAGACAATGGGCAGAGGCAATGTTTGCACCTTCGGAAAAGCGGAGGGACTGTACTTCGTGGACAACGATTTCCTCGATGTCTACAGCAAGCTGGTGGACGCAGAGAACAACGAGTATGACTATCGCTCCCTGCGGGACGTCGATGAGGACGGCTACGAGTACGATGAGGTTGAGAGCCAGTGGAAGCTGGACGAGTTCCGGTATGAGTTCTGTGAGGCCATGCGCCGGCGCTTCCCCAGCTTCGAGTTCGTCGATAAGTGGATTTCCAACACGCGACTGGCGCTTCTCGAAAACGACCTGTTCTACGTCGTCTGCGAGGACAACCAGTGGAGTATGGCAATCGAGCTGATTCAGAAAGAGGGTGAATACGGTGGCGAAGAGAAAGTCGGCCTTCAGATGGGACTGTACCGGAAGTACCTGAAGGGCATGGAGGAGATTCTGCTCGACCTGAACGGTGAGGTCGGAACCTACAATGGCGCGTGGACAAGCGGCGTCCTCTACAAGATTACATAAGAAAGCGAGGAAAGGTCATGGAACAGAAATTTGCAGTCAGTCTCGTGAGAAAGGCGTGTCTCACGGAGGAAGACATTGATGGCATCATGAGCTGCGCTCTGGATGGTGGCATCACCGCTATGTGGTGCGCGAGGGTGGAAGTCGTCGGAGGAAAGTACCTCGGAGAGTATGCCAGCGATCAGATTTCGAGAGATGGAGCGCTCCGCTTCTACGATAGAGAGAGCGACGATAAATGGATTCTGACACGCGGAAAGCTGCTGACTGGCATTGAGCTGGCCTTTATGAACGGATACGGCAACGACTGGTTCGATGAGAACGGCAAGCTGGACATCTTCAACATCGACGCGAACGAAGCGGACACGATGGTGCAGTTTGCCCTGTTCGGGGAGGTGGTGTTTGCGTGAAGATCGAGAGAGCTATTGAAATCCTCGACCCGGAGCACCGGGAACGGTACGAGAGTATCGAACCTGTGAACGAAGCCTGCCGGATGGGCATTGAAGCACTGAAGAAACAGATTCCGAAAGCCCTCGACTATGAGGCCGATGGGTACGACACTTCCGGAGAGCTTATCTACGACATCGCTGTCTGCCCGTCCTGCGGCAGACACTTCGAGCTTGACTTCGACGAGGAGGTAAAGTTCTGCCCCTCATGTGGACAAGCTCTTGATTGGAGCAGCAAGCCGAGAGCCAAGAAGGTCGTCGGGTATGTGATCGGGATGCCTGACGCCTGCACCCTGAACGGCAACGTGTATGTGCTCGATGACGAGGGAAACGAGAAGATGTTCAGCACAGAGGCGAAAGCGCTTGGCTTCCTGATCGCTCACGGATACACGAACAAGGACATCGCGTCCGGCGCGGTGTTCATTGAGGAGGTGAAAGAATGACACGAGAGGAGAAAATCAAGATTCTTCAAAACTACTGTGTAATGCAGGGACGAGATAATGACGGAAGATGCAAATGCCCTCATAGCTGGGAAGAGAGCTTCTTCTGCCATCAGTACAGTTCCTACAGCGCGAGCGAAGAAATTCTGGACGAGTGGGTCAAAGCGGTGGCTCCGCAGAGCAGCGAAAAGGTGAACCACCCTGCCCACTATCAGGGCAAGCATGAGTGCATCGACGAGATGGTCGCTCTGTTTGGCGTGGACGCCGTGATCGGCTTTTGCAAGTGCAATGTCCACAAGTACCGCTACAGAGCCGACGCGAAGAACGGTCAGGAAGACCTCGACAAGGCCGACTGGTACATGGACAAGCTGATGGAATTGGAGGAACAAAAGA